CAGAACCTTTCTTTATATTCGCTGCTAATAGCCTTCTAGCTTCTCTGATTGCTTTTAAAGCTTCTTTTGCTTCTTCTTGGGTTTGAGGCTCAGGAGTAGATGCAGATATACCTCTTGTAATCGCCTCCATTACAGCTGTAGCTACAGAACTAGAAAAATTTTTGGTTTCTGGGGTTTCTTCCATTTTTTACCCTGAATATCTACAGATAGACCAGAAGGCAAATATTCCTATTTGCCTTCTATAGTCATCTTTTATTTATATTATCTTTTCACCTTCTCGGAACACTGGGCATCCTTGGCATACTAGGTTTCGAGAAACTAGTGGAAGAATTCTGTTTTCGTTGTCTTTCGTTTTCTTCCTTGATCCATTCTCTGAGAAGAATTATGTATATTTCTCTTTCCCAAGGGATAAGATCTTCCATTTCAGTCAAGGAAAAGTTGTGATCCTTCATTAGACTGAACATCAAACGAAAATAATGTTCAATGTCCAGATAAAGGAACATTATGTGAAAAAATCGGAGATTCCTTGAAGTTTCTTCTCCATCACCTGTCCACATGGACATTCAACCTTGAGATCATATACCAATCTGGGCATTCTTTCGAAGAACTCATTGAGTTTCTTGAGGTGTTCTTGAGTCAAAGACTCCACAAAATCGTCAATTTCTCTCTTTGAAAAATCCTTCGCTTGATAGACCTGCTTCTCGTCATAGATGGTCAATATGCATTTTGGAATCATTTCCAATGCCATGAGTGGGTCATCCGAACCAGCTTCTCCTCTTGGATTCAACTCCAACAGAGACTTGAACGGTGGGTACATCATTTCCACACCGATATCTGAAGTCAACATGATTTTCTCACTCTTCCCATATCCACTATTCTCGACGCGAACTTTATTCAAGTCAACTCTAGTCTTGATAGTGGGAGAACCTTCGCAATCTTCACAGACGACGTTGAAATCACTCATTTCACCAACAGACTTCATTCGAATGTTGAGAAAAAGTTGTTCAACATCGAACATAGGAAGGTCTTCAACAACAGTTCTTGGTTGTCCCTCTTGATGAATAATACACTGATTCAAAACAGTTCTTATTGCATTTGAAATATTTTTTTGGTCCTTGGACTCGTTCGCCATGAGGAGAATTTTTTCTTCCTTGACGGTAAACGGACGATATTCAATTCTTCTTCCCGAGATCAATTCAAGTTGATACTGAGGAACACCAATTTTTGGTAAAGCCATATTCTAATCTCCTTTATGGTAAATATTAACCTACACTTTGTTCCCATTGCCTACTATATCCATCGGATACTGATGGGAAATATATATCTGTAATTGTTTCAAAGTATTTATACTTAAACGCAACACTTAATTCAAATATATTTTCCGCATTCCCATATTCGAGAGTAGTCTCTTCAACCTTATATGGATAACACTCATAAAGTTTTACAAAATACATTGGTCCATTTTGAAGAGCAACTTCTTCGTTTATAGTTGTTCCAGAAAAAGCTCTAGGAACAGAAAAGATAGTTATAGTATTGAATTTCGCATATTCATCATAATAGTTTGCGTCTCTGGTAATTGGATTTACCGCCATGTTCATCCAATTTTCGATGAATCTTCTTTCATTCAAATCAGGAGAACAATAAAATTTTGCGGTTATTTCATCAGGAGCCTGAAGATTACTTACAATTTTATTTTTTATTCCAGGCTTTATTACTTCTTCCATTATTTCCAATTGTCTTCCTGGAAGAGTTACACTATTGCACATAACTCCGATACTTTTAAGCCTTTCATTAGAAAAAAGATTTTTATCCGAAGCACCTTCATCACTGGGAAACCAAGTTCCTCTTCTATCTGTAGTTATTGTTCTAGCAAAGAAAAAATCATTCACATCCATTCTCATGTAGAAGTGATTTCTAGCTATTCCCTTTTCTCTTATTCTTTGAACGAACTTTGAAAATAAATCGCTCATATTTCTCTTTTCCTTCGATTATATCTTTTTTTGTTATTTTTATTTATGTTTTTGAGGACAGCCTTATATATAACGTCTTCAGATATACCAAAATTTGAAATATTGTCCAAAACTGAAAAAATCTTGACATACTTGATGGGAACAATGGTGAAATTCGAACCTCTTGAAGACAAATATTTTCTATATATTATGTTTTGTTCATAAAAATTGCTTTTCTTCTTCATCATGTCATAATCTAAAGCTATTCTTGAGTTCATGATATTGTCCGAAGTGTAATCTCCTATTACATAACGAAATATTTTGTTGATAAATGGAATTCTTTTTGTCATGGGAAGATAATTTATATTGAATCCATGCATAACTCCACTATTCATCTCAAAAGCATACACAAAAGGATTTCGGTCGTACCTTTCGTAATATCTGTTCCCCAAAGTCTTCGGAAAATAGTCAAAGTAATAAAATCTTCCTTCTAGAAATAATGTGCTTTTTTCAGAATTCTTTAAAATTTCGCGTTTTAGGGTGTCTTTCCCATTTTTTTGCATGGAAGAAACAGTAGAGTAAAACCAATTCATAGATACATCGGAAAGATACTCGATGTTTCTATCTTCAGATTCCTTTAAAATTTCCGCTACTTTCATGTGGTTTTACCAAAGAGTTGTTTTTCGGTCATAATGACAAACTTCCAACCCTTTTCAATGCAAAAATTCTTTGCAGCTTTCCATTTTTCCACGTTTACCGCATAAGCCTTTATCTGTTTAGCTTTGGATATGGTCATTTTCTTGCCTTCCTCTATTACAGGAGGCTGTGTTTGTCTAAATGGTTTCACTTCCACCAAAAAGGTTTCTATTTTTCCGCTTTTTTGTCTGACTTCCATCCAAAAATCCATGAAATAGTTATGTATTTTTCCATCCAAAGGTGATCTATAGGGTATTTTCACTTCTTCCGAAGACCATCGAAGAACATTTTTATTTTCATCACAATACTTCATGAATTTTCTTTCCCACAAAGATCTGAAAATACAATTTAGATAATCTCCACGATACTTCGAGGGGTTTTTTACTTTATACTTTCCTTTGTAACTTGACATATAAATATATTTATAAAGAAGTTCTTGGGAGAATCGTATGCCACAAATAATGGACTCATCCGAATCGGAATGGCTATCAAAACTGGAATCAGTTGGTGCCTTTGACGAAACCGAAAAGGGTCTTAATTATGCTCTAAGGTCTTGGAAAGCTTGGGATACTTATATTCAAAATGTTGGATTGCTTAGTTATCCCGAGGGGTTGGGAGAAAGTGAAAAACTTAAAAATTATGTCCTTTTTGATTTTTACGACACTTCTGGACAAGCAATAAGTAAAGAAGCCTCCGCGAGTCCTCAAGGAAGAGAAAGATCAAGTGACGAAGAGGACTTGTTGGAATCTGCACAAGGTTCCGTTTCCGATGCAATTTCAGCTGCTGGAGGGGACGCTTCAGGAGCTATTTTGGAGGAAATTGGAAATGAAGTAGAATTTTACTTTGATTTAATCAATCCTCAAGTTGACCCGCAAGCTCTAGCAAATGCTAATGCTGGATTTGGAATTAGATCCTTCAACTCTACCAGATTGGGCTTCGGAGCAAATGTAAACAGAATTGGTTTGTCTATCGCTCTTCCCATGCCTGCGAAAATAGATTCCAATTATGGATTCGAATACGAGGATACCGATTTTACAGGTCTTGCAAATATAGTGGCGGCTACGGATGCGATCAAACAAGCTAGTGATGGAAATGTTTCAGAAGAAGGAAAGGAAGTTCTGAGAAAAATGGTTTCCATTCCAGCTGGAGTGATAGAAGAAGTAAGTAAAGCATTCAGTGAAGATCAGGAAGTGAATCTTCAATCCGCAGCAGAACTGAAACGAAGACAGGCTCCAAACCAATTCAAGGAACAAGTATTTAAAAATGTCGAAAGAAGATCTTTTTCCTTCGAATATCAGTTCAACCCCAAAAGCGAAAAAGAAGCCTTGGAGATTTACGCTATACTATACGCTTTCAAGAAGTATACACACCCCAAGAGGACAAAGGGTGGATTGTTCTTGGACTATCCAGGCCAGTTCAAAATAGCATTCTATGATAGATTGCTGACCAATGACTTTCTTTTCAGAATAGCATTGTGTGCTTGTACAAAGTGTGAAATATCTTATGGATCGGATAAAGATTTGTCTTTCTTCAGAACCATATTCACAGAGAACAACACAAACAAGGGAATTTTTGAAGATGGTTACATGTATGGAAGTCCCGCAAACCAAGTGACAATGAAATTGGAATTCACAGAACTCGAACTTCTCACAAGAGAAAGAATTCAACAGGGATATTAATATGTATTTTTCAAAGTTACCTAGAGTCACTTATAATTATTTGGATATCAATGAAGATATACAGAAAAAAATAGCTATAGATATAACTACCAGAGTAAAAATAGCAGAGTATATCAGTAACTATAGAAACAATTTCAACGATTATACAATAAAAGATGGAGAAAGACCTGATACTTTGGCCGATAAACTATACGACAAA